GAAAGTTAAATATATTATCAAAAGTTTACCAGATTGGTTAATGATTGCTGATGTTTCAATAGACAATAGAAATTCATTTGAACTTACAAATGGTTCACAAATTAAGGCTTCCGCTACGTCTGGTGATGCTGGACGTTCGGAGGCTCTTTCTTTACTTGTTCTGGACGAAGCAGCATTCATCGAGAATATGAAAGACCTATGGACGGGTGTATATCCTACGCTTGCTACTGGTGGTCGTTGTATTGGTATCTCAACTCCTAATGGTGTAGGTAATTGGTTCCATCAAACTTATTTAGATGCCGAGACAGGCACAAACGAATTTCATCCAATAAAACTACATTGGTCTGTTCATCCAGATAGAGATCAAGCTTGGTTTGAAAGAGAAACCAAAAATATGTCTAAGCGTGAAATCGCACAAGAATATGAATGTTCTTTCAATGCATCTGGAGAAACCGTAGTTGGTGCAGAAGAATTACAATATATAGAAAAGAATTGTAGCGAACCAAAATTTAGAACTTACATAGATCGAAATCTTTGGATATGGAAAGAATATAATTCAAAACATTCATATGTTCTTGTAGCAGATACAGCAAGAGGCGATGGAAAAGACAATTCAGTATTCCATCTTTTAAATCTTGATACTATGGAAATTGTAGCAGAGTATCAAGGAAAAATAACAACAGAAGATTTTGCTGAGCTTGTAACTAATACAGGTAAAGAATATGGAAACTGTATGGTTGTTGTAGAAAATAATAATCTTGGATTCTCAGTTCTAGAAAAGATTGTAGACAAAGGATATCCAAATGTTTATTATTCTACCAAAGGTTCTGCTGAATATGTAGATCAAATTACAGCAGAAGGAACAACAAATACAGTTCCGGGCTTTACAACTTCACACAAATCAAGACCTCTTATCGTAGCAAAGATGGAAGAGTTCGTAAGAAATAAAAGTGTTAAAATAAATTCTATAAGAACTTTTCACGAACTAAGCACATTCATTTGGGTATTTGGAAGACCACAAGCGATGCAAGGATATAACGACGATTTAGTTATGTCTTTGGCAATTGCTTGTTGGGTTAAAGATACTGTGTTCCAAACTAATCAAAGAGAACTAGAATATAAGAAAGCTATGTTGACAGGCTTTACAAAAAGTAATACTATGTTTGATACTAAAATTCCGGGTATGCAAGGATACAATAGTGATTTATCCGTGTCAATACAAAAAGCAAAACAAGAATACGAACAATTCTTTTGGATATATAAAGGATAATAAATGGCAGACCAAACTAAAAATAACACAAAGAACGCAGATTCAGCCCTATTCAAAAGGCTGACTAAACTTTTATCTGGACCAATTGTTAATTACAACCAACCAGTTCAAAGTAGATATCGCCGTAACCAGATGGATAAACTTGGATCAAAGTTTACATCTGCTTCTGGCTTAGAGTTTAAGAAATCTGCTTATAATCCTTATGAGAATTTTTCTTCCAAACTTATGTCAAATCAAAATCGTGCCGAAAGGTATATTGATTTTGACCAAATGGAATATATGCCAGAGATTGCATCTGCTCTAGATATTTACGCAGATGAAATGACCACATCAAATGAGCTTACTCCTCTAATGAGTATTAAGTGTCCTAACGAAGAAATTAAATCAATTCTTCAAACACTTTATATGAAGACACTTAATCTAGATGCCAATTTATTTAATTGGTGTAGAAATATGTGTAAGTATGGGGATCACTTTGTTTACCTTGATATTGATGAACACTTAGGCATTAAATCTGCTATTGGTATTCCATCAAGCCAAGTTGAAAGAATGGAAGGCAAAGATCCAACAAATCCAAATTATGTTCAATTTCAGTGGAACTCTGCTGGCATGACATTTGAGAATTGGCAAGTAGCCCACTTCCGTATTCTTGGAAATGATAAACACGCTCCATATGGAACTTCTGTTCTAGATTCATCAAGAAGAATTTGGAGACAACTTACCTTACTTGAAGATGCGATGATGGCTTATCGTATTACAAGATCCCCAGAACGTAAAGTATTTTATATTGACGTTGGAAACATTCCTCCACAAGAAATTGAACAGTTCATGCAGAGAGCCATGACTACGATGAAAAGAAATCAAATCGTAGATGCTACAACTGGTCGTGTTGACTTACGTTATAATCCTATGTCAGTTGACGAAGATTATTTTATTCCTGTTCGTGGTGGAGTAAATAATAATAAAATTGAAGCACTCCCCGGTGGTCAATTTGCTTCTGCTATTGAAGACGTAAAATATCTTAGAGATAAGTTATTTGCTGCTCTTAAAGTTCCTATGTCCTACCTTATTAGAGGCGATGGAGCAAGCGAAGATAAAGCAACTCTAGCACAAAAAGATGTTCGCTTTGCTAGAACAATTCAAAGATTACAAAGAGTAGTTGTTGGAGAACTTGAAAAGATTGGTATAGTCCATTTGTTTACACTTGGGTATAGAGGATCAGATTTAATTTCATTTAAACTTTCTCTCAATAATCCTTCCAAGATTGCAGCTCTACAAGAACTTGAACACTGGAAAACTAAATTTGATGTTGCTGGTGCAGCTACTGAAGGCTACTTCTCTAAGCGTTGGATTGCTCACAATATCTTTGGTATTTCCGACGAAGAATTCCTCCGTATCCAAAGAGAACAATTCTATGATCGTAAGTTTACTGCATCACTTGAAGCGGCTGGCGCACAACCACAAGGAGGCGGCGGCGGTGGAGGTGGAGGTGGCCTTGGAGGCGGCTTAGGCGGCGGCCCAGAAGAAATGCCACCAGCTACAGGTCCAGAAGGAGGCCCACCAGAAGCTCCAGAAGGTGGAGGAGCACCAGAGGGTGGAGAAGGTGGAGGAGGAGCAGAAGCTCCAGAAGCCCCACCAGCAGCGGGAGAAGAGGGAGGAAGCACATTATTAGCAGCACCACCCGGAAAAAGAAGAGATAGTGCAGGAAAAGTAGTAACAACTACACCAGCTTCAAAAGGCAAACTATATTCACCAGTAGCTAATAGAGGTGGAGACAAACGTGATGTTGGAGCAAGAGCTAGAGGATTTAAAGCTTCTGGTGGAGGCTTCACAGCTAGCCCAAGTGTTAAAAATATATTCCCCGGTTTTCAAGATATTAAATCTTTAGCAAATGCAGCAGGTATTAGCGAAACTTCACAAGAAAAATACAAAGATGAAGAATACGAACTATTTACATTAGAAAAAGAAACTAGGGTTCTTTTAGAAAGTTTGGAGACAAAAAAGAATGCAAAAACTTAAACTCAAACACAATAAGAAAAGAAATACAGCTTTTCTTTTTGAGTCATTAACGAAAGAATTAACAAAAGCAATTGTAAACAAAGACGAGAAAACAAAACAAATTATTATGTCTGTTATGAAAGAACACTTCAAAAAAGGTTCAATCTTAGCAAAAGAATTAGATGTTTACAAATCTCTTTACGAAACTAGAGGACTTAAAAAAGAAACTGCTGAGAGAATGATTAATGAGGCAAAAAGAATGTATGCAACTTTTATGCCACAAGATATTTTCAATCAACAAACCAGAATTATAAATGATGTAAATAAAAAGGTAAATCCTGCTGTATTTACAAACTTTATGTCCAATTACAAAGACCTAGCAACAATAGCTCAAATCTTTGATAATGAAATTCCTATGAAGACAAGAGTTATTTTAGAACAATATTTGATTGATAGATTGTCAACCGAAGATGATCCACAAAACAATCTTAAACCAATTGATAGCCTTGTATATAAAGAATTCGTCAAGAAGTTTAACGAGAAGTATGGAACCTCTTTGATGGAAGAACAAAAAGAACTTCTTACAAAATATATCGCTTCATACTCAAATGATGATATTGATTTCAAAATTTATCTTAACGAAGAGATTGGAAGAATAAGACAAACTGTTCTTTCATCCAAACAAATCACAGAGAGTAAACAAAGAGAAGGATTGGTTAATATTCTAGAGTCATTTAAGACGACCCAAGTAACTCCAGCTATGATTGAAAAAGTTTTGAAGCTACAACAATTAGTTAAGGAACTTGATTAATGTCGATCAAAATTAAAGTTAAAGACGACAGTATGAAAGGAATTGGGGAACCAGAAATTCCCAAAACCAAAGTTCGTCTTAACATAAGAAAAACATTAGATGGTAATTTTATTATCCAAGACCATCCTTATATTGATATTATAATCTCTCCATCAAAAAATAAAATCTTAGCTTTATCCACTATTGCGATGGATGATAAAGTATATTATATTCAAAATAAATATTTTGACTTTCTTTACAAGCGTGGAGTAATTGATCCATCAACAGTTCAAGCTGGAAATATATACGCCTCTATGGAAGCTGCTATTCCTCAAACGACTGAGAAAGTAGATCCTGTTGAAGTTATTATATTTTCAACTGCTTTATTTATGGATGAAGAAAGACCTTCATTTGAATACGAGAAAGCGATGCGTAAAATGCAAGACGATTACCTTACCGACCCAAGCGATCAAGATTCAACAGAGCTTGGAGAAGTCCCACAGAAGCCCCGTCAAGGTTCAATTGGAACTGCTGCTTACTCTATTAATAAGAATTACAATATCGCTTATCTAGGCGAAAGGAAAAACAAAAAATGAAACTTACAGAAAGTTATTTAAGAAACTTGATAAAGCAAGCTATTAATGAAATGCACGATGATGATTTCCCTGCTATGAAGGAACCACATTTTAACCCATCAAGACCAGCAGATGATTACCAAGATCTATATGCTCAATATGTTCCAGACATATTGACTTCTAATGAATTTAATGAACTCGTAAATGATTTAAATAAATTAAGACCATCATTAAAAAAGATAGGGGTAGATCCAGAAAGATTATTAAGAAACCAGTTAGCTAATATGGAAAGCAATAGAAGACCAGCATATGAAGATGAACATTCTGGTTACGATTATTAATTTTGATAT